GCATGAAATAATATTTGATATCTGTTAATATTGTTAATCAATTCATGATTACCTTGATACATCAACATAAAATTATTTACTATATCCTGTAAAGAAATATATTGATATGACCCCCAGTTAGCATCTTCAGGAGAGTTACCGTTGTTAGTGTAATATTGATATTGATTTATGTATGTCATCTTAGCTTGTTTCTTGTGTATCTGTTAATTCTTCTGTTTGTCCAAACTTATATACCATGTCCTCTCTAATTTCAATACCTATGTACTGACAAATCTTTGCCACTAAATTTGGCTCGTCAGACGCAGGTAATTCAAAACTTTGATAATCTGCTGCAGCTGGATTAAATATAGGGTCTTGTCCAGATGTAGTTAGATAAGTCCAGTTAGGAGCGACAGGATACCTAATATACTGCGCTTGTAATGCTCCGCCTTGTATTATAGTATTAGGGTATACTGATATGGTATTACCTAATACACCAGGAGTTGCGTTAGAACTTGCACCACCTAAAACATACGCTGGGTATTGTGTAGTTGGGTAAGTTAAATTAGAACTTGTTAAGTAAAATAATTTATTTTGATTAACTCTTTCTACTTCAGTTATATTGTATTGGTCATAAACACTGTATGTATCACCTTGAATAAATATGTTTGCACTAATAACTAAAGTTGTATCATTAGTTATTTCTGTTATATAAGCAAATGTATTATCAGTAGTATTAGTTATTACATCGCCTACTACAACAGAAGAAGTAAAAGTTTGGTTTGCATCTATAAGTTGGTTTACAGCAGCACCAGTTGTTGTACCTGCTACCTTTAAAGTAGGGTAATAAAATATTTTATTTACTAAATAATAATCAGCTGGTAAAGTGTAGAGGTTGTTTAAACCAGGGTTAGGTTGAGCTAAATATGCTGTTGCTGAAAAAGTATCTATAACTTCTTCTAAATTTTTTATTACATCTGCATAACCCGTTCCTGAAGTTCTTGCATTCTCTCTATTAATCCAGTTATTGTATTGATAAAAGTAATCTTCAAATAAATCCATTTGAGCTTGTAAGCAATACAAATTAAAATCCTGTGGAGAGATATAACCATAATTATTTTTATTGGCTATAGCCAAAACTGTATTTCGTACGGAGTTAATCATAGGGTAATCTTTCTACAAATATAAGCAAAAAAAAAGAGGGTAATTTTTTTTACCCCCTTTCACTAAATAATAATGAGCTTCTAATTAAGCTACTGCGATACCGCTTACCGCTTTAGGTAATGCGTCACACTGATACTTAACTTGATGCCATGGTTGTTGCTGCGCTAAAACAATAGAGTCTTGTATATAGTCTCTCATAGTTTCAACGTTTGCACCTAACGCTGCATGCGTAATAGTTACTACTTTAGCAGATGCGTAAGTAATAACAACAGTAGTTGTAGACGCTTGTTCTAAAAGAATAACGTTATCAGCACTAACCAATTGGTTTTGCTCATCAGTTACAGGGATTGATAAAAATTTTGCCATGTTAATAAAAATTTTATGGTTAAACAATACTGCAAAGATACAAAAGCTTATTTATCTTTTTTAAGCTTTTTGGATAACAACTTATATGTCTCTACACCATCATCACTTTGAAAATATGATGCTACAATATAGTAATGGTCTTCACCAAAAGGTACAGATAATAATTTGTTTTTGTTTTTAGGAAGATTGAAAAATACATCTTTACCATTGTTCTTTAAAATCAACCAAGCGTTATTAAAAAACTGTACTACATCACCATATAAATTCAACATAGGGTCGTTTACAGTCTCTAAGAAATCTTCAGGATTACTTTTTGCATATAACAGTACGTCTCTTTTTAATTCAGAAGTTGTCAGTCTATCTGCTGCTCCTCCCATTAAAACTCTACTTACTGTAATTAACTCTTCTCCACTAAGACCTTTTGCAAGTATTTGTGCATCTAATCCCATTTCAACAAAAGCTAATTGTTCTGCAGCGTCCTTCTCATTATTTATTTCTTCAAACACTTTTCCATTTGATGGGTGGTGATATAAGAACTTTTGAAGAGCTTGGTTGGCTCTTGGTACAGACAACATACCGTCCTCAAACATTATTGGTTCTAATACTGCATTTCCATCTTGTTCGTCTTCAAATGGAGACTTTTGATTTCTTGCATAACGAAGAGGTCTATTGATTCCTTTCTCTTCATCAAACCATAATAGTGGGGACCTGTTAGTGTGTCTTGAAGCTAACATATAAGTTAGCGGTATTTGCCTCATTAATAATCTATAGGCTTTATCGGAATATTTATCTTTTACTTTTTTCATTGTATTTAAATTTAATTTGATTAATAAAAATATAAGGGGAGGAGTAACCCTCCCCTAATATTGGTTTACTTCTTATTAGTTTTGGAATAAGAAGAAGTTGTTTGCACCTAATACACAAACTGCTCTTTCAGATAAGAAATTAACTTCCATTGCATCTAAAGAAGAAGTTCTCGCACCACCAGCAGAACCAGTAATCCAAGTTTTATATCTTCTGTCTTCAGCTTCTGAAGCTCTATATCTTACATGTAAGAATGGTCTCTTAGCGTTTTTACCAAGTATTTGGTCATAAACTGAAGTAGAACCAGCTGGAACTAATAGTCCATTGATACCACCTGCTACTAATCCACCTCTCATAGTTGGGTCATTTAGGTATTTCCAGTCAGACTTATAAAAGTCATAACCTCTTCTAAATCCAGAGAATCCTAAGTTAAGTGCCATCTCTTCATCATTGTCAAATAGACCGTAAGACGTACCACCTGCTCCATAAGAGTTTTGTGCAGCTAACATGTCATCAATGTCAAATGAGAAGTTTCTGTTTACGAAAAGAACGTTCTCTTCGATTGCACCTTGCTTGTCTAATCTTTGAATGATAGAGTCAAAGTCCGCTAATGTTGTTGGGTTACCACCACCATAAACGTTTCCTCTTGCTCCTACCTCAAAGAATACACCTTTAGAACCACTTAATCCAGCAACAGAGTTACCAGCACCAGATGCTTGTAGGTAATCACCTGCACCAGAAGCTGCTTCTGCTGGAACTGCTTCTACTAAAGCTGTTTCCATGTAGTCTTCAAATCTTAGTCTTGTGTCGTGCTCAGACTTTAGATACCATAAGTATCCACTTACTCCGTCTTCTCCACTTACTTCAACCCAACCAATTTGAGCCATATCAGAACCTGATACAGAATACTTATCCTTAAGGATAATTGGTTTGTTGTCGAAGAAGAAATCGTCAGCTTCTAATGAACCTTCCATTCCTGCAGTTCCTTTTGCAAATTCAGAACCGTAAATGAAAACATCACATGCTGTTGCAGCCGCCATAGCTTGTCCAGCTGCTTCATAATAAGCTACTGTAAAAGTATTTGGGTTTGCATTAGTTGGTCCAGCTGTTACAATCGCTTTGTTTTGTAAAGTTGAACCTGGAGTGTTGTCTGAAATCATTACAGTTTGACCTACTCTAATAACGTTCTTAGCGTCTCTCGCTGTGTTAGGGTTAGCTAACGCTGGATTGAAGTTAGTAATGTTATTTGGAATTGTCCAAACTGCACCTGCGTCTGTACCTGCAGCTGCTGCTGAAGTACATCCTTTGTATTTAATGTGTAGCCTTCCTTGCTCCGCCCATTTAATAAGGTCAGAGTTAGATGGCATCTCTGCTCCTACCATTCGTAGGAACGAGCTAATGCTTCTATTACCATATCTTTCAAATTCTTTCTCGTAAGTATCTGGTAGATACTGATTCAAGAAATCAAAATCTTTGATATAATTCGTTTCAACAGGAACCTGTTGAGCCGATGGTTGTAAGTCGAAGCCTGGGCTTGGGTTTACTGGCATAATCGTATAATTTTAATTTGTTAAACTTTTTTAATACTTCTAATTTTGAGCCCTCTACCACTTGAAGTATCGCCTACTGCTTTTATTTTCAAACTATTTTTCGTGCTAAGTTGCGGGGCTCTACGAACATCCATATTGATATTCTTAGACTTTTTTGCTACATCATCTACTGTTGCAGCAACACCCTGCTCATAAAAGAACTGTGCAAACTTTTCTGGATTCATTGCTATTGACATAGCTTTATGATATCCTCTGGCATCTTTCATAAGTCCATTCTCATCATTATATTTTGAGATGAAATTATTAAAATCCATTTGCTTGTTCTTTAATTCCTCAGCAGTACCTGGTTTATAGAGAATTGATTTATCGTCACCAACGCTAAATTCAAAACCTTTGAACTCATCGTTAAACACATTATTAGTGCGTTCCTCAAAATTCTTTCTCATAAGCTGTACGCTTTCCTTCTGCGTGTTAGATTGCTCTAACATTGTCTTGTAAGCATTAAGATTGTTTTCTTGTTCATCAGATAATCCACCCCCACTTGACTCAAGAGGAATTTTATATTTATCTTTCTGTTCTTTAAAAAACTTTCTGTATCCGAATTTGTCGTCCATAATATCTTGAATATCTATAGCATCAAGACCTTCTTCTTGAACACTAATGTAATCAGCTAAAACAGAATCTTCGTCCATGTCATCGTAGTTCTTTTGCAATTTGTAAAAGTCTTCGATACCACGGCCTGTTTCTTTCTTATAATCAAAATATAACTTAACATCTTCAGGTAATTCAGGATTTGATTCTTTCGTTTCAAATAATTCTTCAACTGAGTTAATGTCTTTGTTATATCTATCTTTAATAAAATTAAGAACATTTTCGTCATTTAACTCTGACGAGGGAGTTTTATCTTCAACAGGTGGAGTCTCCTCTACCTTTGTTTCCTTTTCTACTTTCGATGTTTCTACCTTTTCAGGTTTCTCATCGACTGGTTCGTTACCTTGTTGAGCCTCATGCTTTTGTAACAATTGCTCTTCTATTTCGGCTTTTGATTTTTGAGTGTTGCCTTCCACTGCTTTTACTTGTATTTTCATTAGATTAAATTTTTAACAAAATTAAACAATAATTTTAAACCTTTTTTAGGCGTTATTTAGGTGATTATAAAGGTCTTGTCCCAACCTTTCACCTATGTCTTTATCTGATTTATAATGCACTCTTGCTACTATTCTACTGTTAGAAACATGCGCTGCTACATCTGTAAATTCTTTTTTCATTTCAGGATACATGTCTGATAAAACCAAAGATATTAGTTTACTTTGAGCAGAATGGCCTGATGGAAACGCAGGTGTTTGTGCACTACTCATCTTGTGATACAATAAATCAATACCAAATTTTTTAGCTAACACATTTGGTCTTGGTCTATCGTGATAATTTTTTATACGCAATATTACATCTTTAGATTTAGCTATTAAAGTATTTACTAAATCAGAAGGATATTTTCTTTTTCTATTTACAAAGAGTTGTTTAAACGCTGCGTGAATATTGTCATATTTGTCAGCATAAGGAACATCCATCTTCTGAACTTGTAATGATTTTATTTCATTCAAAGTTTTCATACTCATGTCAGACGGGTATTTTATATGCTTGTATTTAGTGATGTTAAAGTCATCAAACATAAAAACTTATTTAGGTCCAAACTCTGCTAAATCAAAACCATCTAAAGAATCTTCGTTAGATTCAAATTTTATTGCTGGTAGATTTCTTTTTCTTTGCTCAATAAGTTTAGATTGTTGAGTATTAGCTTGACTAATTCTATCTGACTTACCTTTTTCTTTTGCTTTTTCTCTTTGGTCAATTTGAGATTGTTCTATACCTTTTAACTGCATGTTGTAAGCAAACTCAGTTTCCATCAGCTGTGACTTTAACATAGCTTCATTTTTCATCTTTTCAATTTCCATTGCAATCTCAGCTTGTTTAATCTGCATTTTAGATTGAGTTTCTAATTGTATTCTTTGCTGTTCTTGTTGAGCAGCCATCATCGCTTGTTGTTGTGCCATCTCAGCCTGAGCAGCTTGTTGCATTTGTGCTTGCTGCTGCTCCATTTGAGCTTTCTTTTTACGTTTAGTTTTTAGTAATTGATTAGCTAATTTAAGATTATGTATTTCTCTAATATCTAAAGCATCTTCTAAATTAATATCCTGTTTAGATAAAGCCATTTGAATATTAGCTTCTAACATAGCTCTTTCTTCTTCATCTGGAGCTAACTCTAAAAATATACCAAAACTATATAAGTATAAGTTTTTAATATCTTGGAGTAGGTTTAAATTATACTTACCTATCTGCATAGCAAACTGGTTTTTAAACTCAGAGTATTCTAAAACATCAGCTGTTCTTAAGACTATACCTTCTGCTAATCTTCTTGTAATATATAGACTTGCATTTAATATATGTCTTGTAGCTGTATTAGAATTTAAAGCTGCTAATTTTTGAACACCAACTAATGCGTCTGGATTAGGAGTAGAACCGTCACGAGCTTCATTTAATCCTGTTACAGTTCTTATCATATCTAAATAGTGATTGTAGTTAGCAATAAGCATTTGCATTTTTGCTCCACCACTATTAGAAGTTAATTGAGTTATAGGAACTTTAGCGTTGTTAAATTCACCATCTTGAGTAAAACTTCTACCTACTACACTACCAGTTTGAAAATAAAGCCTTAGAGCATCTTCAGGATTATAAGCATTACCTGTACCTAAATCAACTTCATTAAGTCCGTCAGCGTCTATAAAAACACCATCTGGGACCATTCTGGATATTACTTGCTGTAGCTTTAAATGAGTTACTTGAATTAAATCAGCAAAAGGAATCATTCTTCTAACTAAAGATTCATACATTCCCTTATATAATCTTGGAGCACAAGCTACATAATTAGGTAAAGCGTTTTGACTTGCAGCTTTTGGTCTAACCATATTTTCTGCAAGCTCCCATTTTAATAAAATGTTTGTACCCATTACCATTATTCCATCATACCATACTTCAATTTTTTTAGTAACCTTTTCAAACTTTCCTTCAGCCATCATTTCTTCTGGCGGGTTAAAGCTATCATCTTTTTCAACTACTTTAAATGTGCCGTCAGCCATTTCTTTTTTCTTGTAAACAAAAGTGTGAGTAGTCTTGTAGTTAAAATAAAGTAAAGTACAAGTGTCTCTATAGAATAAAGAGTTCTCATAGTACTGTGCATTGTTATAATAATTATACCAAGATTGACTATACTTAGCTATCTCTTCCATATCTTCATTAGTGATATCAGGATTTATTTTTACAAGCTCAGCCATAGGTATGGTCTTTAGCTCACCCCAATAAAAACAATCTTTAAAGTATGGGTCTTCAGTATAACTATATACTACATTAGCAGGGTCAACATAACTAACTTCTATACCTTGTCCTGGTAAAAACTGATGTTTAGTCATACCAACACCTATAGTCATTATATCATAGTCAACTCTTTTACGAATATCTTTATAATGGTTTTGATTTAATACAGTATCAATAGCTTCTTCTGCTGCAATTTCTACAGCAGGCTTATATTTCATTTGCATGTATAACTCCAGTTCTTCATCATTTTCTGGAAGTTCTTCTTCGTTTGTTTGAAAAACATTTAAATCAAAATCTTCTTCGATTTGTTGAAAGAGTGGTCGAGCAACCATTTCTCCTTCTATCTTTTTTTGAAAGGAATCTCTTTTCTCTGCAGACATTGCGTCTTCTGCAAACGCATTTATTTTGAACAGCCTATCATTTAATCCATTTACAACTATGTCCACAAACTTAGGAATAATAGGAACTGGTGTCCAATCTAAGTTAAGATATGATAAATCTCCATCAATAGCTATTTCGTTTTTATACTTTTGAACTGATTGTTCACCACGAGCATATAAACGCAATCTATTAAACTCTCCCCATTGATTTAAATATCTACAGGAACCGTTATCTTTTCTAAACCACTCATATTGAATAGCCTGTCCTACTTGCAGTCCGTACTCTAAAGTATCCTTTTGAGCATCAGAAGCAAACTCATCTGGAAACGCAGCTGCTTTTAAGTTAATTTCTACTTGTTTCATTTATTAATAATTCGACTAACTTTTTCGCTGTTGTTATATCTTGCAAAGTTAATGCTAATTTTTGTTTTTTCTTTAGTCGGTGTATATAAGTGTTTTTGGTTAGCCATTATTGCTAAACCAGAGCTTATTGAAGCATCAAACTTAGTTCTATTACTTATATCAAACTTAGCCCAATCCTCTAATGTTCTTTGAAAATACATGTCACCCATATCACCTTCAACTCTATGCACGCCATCTGAATCTATACCTATATATTTTTCAATATAAGATTCTATTGCAGACGCGTGTGATTGTTTAACATCCTCTGATGTATTTGGTATACCCCCTAATTCTCTTTCAGATTTAGAAAGTTTATTGTAAGTTTTATCAGGTCTGTTTAAACAAAACCCTCTATACCCTCTATTTTTAAAATGATAAAGGAGTCGAGGTTTATTATTTTCACATAATATAGGCATGCCATAAAACACACATGCCATTAATACTTCCTCAAAAAATATTTCTGCTGTTTGTGGTCGAGCTATGTATTCTAAAAAGAAATGATTACTTGGCATTTCTTCCATACTAAACTTTGTTAAACCATGCAAAGAACCGTTTGACCCTTTGCCTACCACGACACCAGATATATCATAAGAGTCGCAACCAAATGAACCTAAATGTTCATTACCAGGAAAGAATCTACCGTTCTTTCTTATAATGTTATTTTGAAGTGAGCGTTTAGGTATGTAAGTTACAAAAAATCTTCCTCTTTTGTTTGGAGTCCAAACTACCTTAGTATCTTTTATTCCATTTTCCCAACTAAATGAACCCTGAGTTATAAAATGTTCTTTTATAATACTATCATTGTAATCTATTTGCTGATAAATCTTTGTTAAATTAAATATAGATTGTTTGCTTTCATCTCTGAAAGCATGTGATTCAGAACGAGGAAACTGACGGTAATATTCATTTAAAGCGTCAGGGTCATGCTTTAAAGAAACAACTTCATTTTCCCAGTAGTTAACTGCACCCTGATATATATACTCATCATCAATACCTACCACTTCTTGCTTTGGATTTTCTAAAACAGGCATACCATATCTATCTATAAATCCTTCCATATTCCATTCCATTGGAACAAATAAAGAATATAACCCACTTTTAGTTTGACCATTAGCATTTCTAACTTCACAATTAGAATCATTGTATAAGTTTTTAAAGTTTCTACCACCTTTATCTAATGCGTTAGATGTAGAACCCATCATACATTTACCAATAATTTTACTTCCTAACCTCAAACATGTTTTTGTAACACGCCAATTGTTTAAAATATTTTCTGGTTTTTCCCACTTACCACTTTCATCATGTATTAGTAGTTGTAGTTTTTCTCCATCATAACTATTATCAGAAGTGTTTTTCCAATCTATTGTTGTATCTAATCCTTCTAACACTTCTTCTTCTACATTAAACATATTTTTTTTTGTAATCTTAGAAGCAGGAACACGATAAGCTAATTCTGTTTTTGGTTTATCCATACCATCTTGTATGGGTTTAAAAAAGAAAGGATAGTTGTTAGAAATAGGAACTATCTTGTCTGTAAACATTTTTTTTGCATCACTACCTGTTTTAGATAATATACCTATTCTGGCATTTTTAGTAATAGTACCAGTATTTACTCCTT